CTGTTTGCGCCAGAAGTAACCAACGTAGAGCCATTGACAATAGTTAACGTGCCTGTAGACGTTGAAACAGTTAGCCCGTTATATTTGCCGCCAGTAATGTCGCCTGTTGTATCTGCAATCGTAACGGCAGAGTTCTGAATTAACTTGCCTGTGGTTTGATCAAATCGCACAATAGCATTGTCTGTTGCCGATGCTGGGCCGACAACGTCACCCGTTGAACCAGCGGACGAGGCTAGTAAGGTAACCGTTCCTGCCGCATTCTCGCAGTACAACTTCATATCCTGAATATTAAGAGCAAGCTCACCAGGAACAAGGTTTGCGTTTGTAGGAATAGCCGCCGCCGTTGTACTGTAATACAACGATATAGGCGTGTAGTTTGTTTGTGCCATATCTATTTTCCTTAGCTAAATGTGCCGCCTGAAATGCCTGACCACGTAGGAGCACTCGCCCCCGCAGATGTTAATACTTGACCCGCCGTGCCTGCTGCAGTAAACGCAAACGCCGTCCCTGTACCGTAAGCAGAGCCGCCAGCAGTAGCCGTAGCGTTTGAATTAGTCCCGCCCTGGGCTATAGCTAACGTGCCGGATGTTACCTGCGACGCCGCAATAGCTATCGCTGTATCAACCGCGCTAGTAATCTGCCCCTGAGCATTAACCGCAATGGTTGGAACACTTGCAGCCAATCCATAAGAGGCCGGTGTTACCGTTGTATTGGTAATGCTAAACGTCGTATTAGTAAGCGTTAATCCCGTGCCGGCAGAATACACCTGCGACGCGCCAAACTGCGTAAAAGTTAAACCAGTCGTGCCAAAAATAATAGTGCCAGCAGTGGTCATTACATAAGACTCACCCGCGCCCGTGTCGCCTTCTTGTACGAAGAAATAGTCACCTTGCCCTAAAGCTACAGTGCTGTTAGGGCCATACGTATCAGCATCAGTTGCCCTTGTTAGCACCCAGTTTGTGCCGGCAGGGTCAGGTGTGCCTACCGTAGTAACCGTATAAACACCGTTTTCAAACGCATTTGTCTGGGAATAAATTAATACGCGGTTATTAACAACAGTTAACTTACCGTCAATTACTAACGCCGCCTTAGTTCCGGCATTAGTTAACGTCGCACCAACACCTGCATTTGCTAGGCTTGTAATCGTCAGCCCGGTGCCGTTAGTTAACGTCGTTATCTCTACGCCGTTATAACTTAAAGATAAGGTAATGTCCGTAGCGCTTGGCGTCGAATAGACAAAGTAAGCCGTCCCAGCAGTAACACCGTTTGTCGTACTTCCGAACACGATCACGTCGTTAACGCTAAGGCTATGCGCAGAACCGGTAACTAAAGTTGTCCCGCCTGTAATGCTTGTCCATGTAGGGGTCGTTCCACCATTAACATAGGTAGCAGTTAAATTTCCTGCCGTACTAGGAGACTCTAGCCTTACCGGCGTATGAATACTGATGCTCGTGCTTGTCATCAGGTCAACATAAGCCTTATTGGCGATATCAGAATTACCAGACGGGGAGGTGGCAACTGTACCAGTCGTTAACGCTGCATTAGTAAACGTAGCCGCAGCAGGAACATTTCCACCAATAATGGAATTATTAATAGTGCCGCCGCTAATAGCAGGGGTTGTCAGCGATGGGCTTGTGCCAAACACCAACAACCCAGAGCCGGTCTCGTCCGTTACCGCAGCCGCTAAATTTGCACTTGAAGGCGTACCAAGGAATGTTGCTACACCAGCGCCAAAGCTTGTAATCCCCGTGCCGCCGTTAGCAACCGCTAATGTGCCCGCCAAAGTCACAGCGCCCGTGGTTGCACTGTTTGGCGTGAAGCCCGTAGTGCCAGCGCTAAAACTAGCAACGCCAGTGGCAGCAGCAGTATCAACATATAGCTTGTTAGCAATGTCAGTATTAGCCGATGGAGTTGTAGTAATTGTGCCCGTAGTCAACGCAACAGACGTTATGTCTGTATTTGCCCCACTAGCCGCGGCGCTTAAATTAGACCGCGCCGTTGCGGCATCTGTAGCCCCTGTACCGCCGTTCAGAACAGGCAAGGTGCCCGTCACCTGCGTAGCAAGGCTAACCCCAGATAATGCGCCGCCAAGTGTCAAATTCCCAGAGGAAGTAACCGTCCCAGTCAATGTAATGCCGTTAACCGTCCCAGCGCCGCTGACCGAAGTTACCGTACCCGCGCCGGCGACCGCGCCCCAAGCAAACGCTGCCCCGTCCCATTTGAGGAACGTATCAGCCGCTACCGGGGCGTCAACAAAGCTCGTATTACTCGGCGAGGCCTGGTAAGGAATCTTATTTGCAGCACCACCGGCAATGTTTGTTGCGCTTATTGGGGTGCCTACAAGGGTGATGGTGCCGGATCCCGTAACCGGACCGCCCGTGGTCGTTAAGCCAGTCGCGCCACCAGATACGTCCACCGACGTAACCGTACCGTCGCCAGATCCAAAGCTTGCCCAACTATTATTTTGATAGCCTTCAAATCGGCTTGTTGTTGAGTTATATCGAGCCTCGCCGTTTATAGCGCCACCAGGACGATCCCCAGTTGACCCGATAGGCAAGACCATACCCTCAACGCCAGGTATAACCGGATTATCAGCCAATCCAATCGTTGGATTCCCTGGCCCCGTACCGTCAGCAACCGAGATCTCACTAGCCGTCCCAAGGATCTCTAAAGCGGTCACAGAGGCGCCGCCGACCAATCCCATGATCCCAGTACCAGAGAGGCCGTTAATCGTCCCTACGGTGCCGTTTAGGCTGATTACAGGGTTACCGCCTGCGCCAGTGCCGTTAGTAACCGCTACCCCAGTAACACTCCCGGTGATTGTGCGGCCAACGACTGCCCCGCTGGACTTTGAGATCATCCCATCAGCGCAGGTCTCTAGGCTGCCTGATACGCCGTTCAACGTAACAGCCAAAGTACCAAGAGCGCCCGTGTCAACTAGGCCGACCCCGGTCGATCCCTGTAATTGCCTTGAGTTAGGCAGCGTGGCCTCATTAGTTGCCGTAAGAAACGTCTGCTGCTGGGTAGGCGAGTTCGCAATCGCCCCCGTCGTCGTCTGGACCGTCTGGCCATTCTGACTAATTGGAACCGATTCAGTGCCTGTTAGCGGCTGCGCTGCCGGCAATTGGGTAATCGTAACTTGTGCCATTATTCGCTCGGGGAAATGATGTCAAGATTCCCATTATTTTCTGGGGTCTGCGTGTTTTGGTTCGTCGATAAATCAAAGTCACCATTCGTCCCAGTCACAATAGCGTTTGGCTGTACCGCAACGCTTGTATCTGGGCGAGGAAATCTTAAATTAATGCGCTCCGTCTTCCTAGCAGGTAGTCTATACGGATCAAACTGATCCTTACAACCCTGGTCGCATACGCGCAGGCCAGGGAAGTTAGGGTCCGACTGCAATGAGACAAACGTGCGCTTCATCTTGCACCGGTCACAGATACCGATTGCAAGACTTGTCAGGCCAGTTGTGTCTAAGAATATTGGCATTAGGCTGTGTAGACAGAAATATTTGATGAGAGATAAATCGGCGACTTGTCGCGCTCTTCCTGCTCAGCCTCAAAGAAGTACTTCTCAGCCATTCTCTCAAGGTACGTAATGCGGTTATCCGACACCGCAGGCAGCTCTAGCGACATCCGATGCGCCAGCATAAAAATAACCGCCTCATACCACCGCTGCGGCACTTCAAGCTCGTCTGTCAAGGCGCCAACGTCCATAATCTGACGCGAGTACCACGTCGTCATCTGAATAAACGGGTCGCTAGGAACGGGCCACAAGTAAAGACCTGGCTGCGGGATCGTCCGATTGAACCAAAATTGGTACGGTTGATTGGCAGTAAAGTTCTTGTTTGGCAGGTTCGTGTAATCGTCCCTGTTGAGACGGGACATCTGGACCTCAAGCGAGTTATTACCTACATAAAACTCACGCAATGCCAGCGTCGCACCGCCATAGACACGTACACGGTAATATTCAACGGTCTGGCCAGGATCAACGTCAGTCCAAATCCATTGATTATCTTTGACTACAACAGACCCAAGGTCGTCAAGAGTGCTCCAAGTAGCTCCATCAGTGGAGTACTCAAAAATAACGGACCAAGTAGCAGAACCGCCACCAGCAACATAAGGAAGAATCCCAATGCTGCCAGCATAAATAGGATTATCAGTTCCATAGCTCACCTGGATGTTGCCATTAGCCGAGGCCTGCTGACAGAAGGTGTCAATATCACTATCAGCCACGTTTGCTACCACGCCGCCGGCAGAGCTTGAGTAGCTACCAACAGGGCGGCTCATCTGCCGGTAGAGGACGTTGAGCACATCAACTGTGCCAAGAGGCATCTCGTAGATGTACTGATCGGCATTGAGGCCGATAACCTTCTTATTAATTGCCCAGTACTGAATGCCTAAGTTCGCTATGTGCGAAAGGGCAAAGAACAGCGACTGTCGCGCTGACAATAACTGCTCAGAGGTCAACTCCTCCGCTAATTTCCCACAGCGACGGGCGCCATGATCGATTAACGTCTGGACATTAATGACTGTAGTGCCAACTGACCCAGAATATGACATAACAACCCCTTACCATCCAGGTGATTTTTTTGAGCGAGACTCGCCCGTGCTTGCCTTTGATTTGATGCTACCGCCCTTCTTGTATCCGAGCTGACGGCCTAAACTCCCCGCGGGGGATGGGGACAAGGTGGTCATAGCCTGAAAGCCCGGCGTAGACGTTCCCACAGCCTGGTTGATCTGGTTAAGAGACGAGCCAAGCGCCTGCGCACCCTCAGATATCTTATCGATGCCCGTAGCAGCATTAGCGCCCATGTCGGGGCCCATGTCGGTCAATCCACCATCAGCCATCTTTTTAGCTTTAGCCATATGAGCCTTGATTACCAGTTACATTGATTTTTGTTCTTACTTGCAGTGCTAATCTTACTTGTAGAAATAGCGCCACCTTTTTTCTTACCAATTTGATCCAACATAAGCCGATCTTTTTCAAATTGCTCTCTGTCCAACGGGTTCATATCTTTTAATTTTGTTCCCTTACCCGATTTTCGCATCTGTCTAAATCTTTGTTTTTCTTCTTCAGAAAATTCACCTTGTGGGGCAACATTAACTGCACCACCTTCTATTTCCGAATTTAATTCTGCAAATGCATCTGCTGCTGATCTTGGCATAATATTCTCCTTACCAACCGGGGCAATTCCAACGCTTCATCGAAGCTCGGGACCTACTACCTTTTTCACTCTTTTCCGCTACTGCACCCATTCTCGCGCAGAATGAATCTCTACGCTTCCCACCCTCTGGTTGCGGAGCTTTGAGCTCAGACCCAGTCTCGCGGTTATACTTCTCGCGGCCTTTTTGCGTTAACCCGGCGCCACGCTCAACAGGCATCTTCTCACCACGGCCAACAGCAAGAGACACACCACCACTTTTTAACTTTTTTTCTAGAAATAATTTATCAACCATCTCTAACCGTTGAGGTTTAGTTGTTACGTTATTAATAATACTCAGCCGATCTGGTTTCTTTTTGCCAGCATCATAAAACCCAGATTTTTTTAAAGATTTAGCTATTGATGCATTATTTTTTGGCATAGTCAAAACCTGTATTTGGCTGTTTTCTGCGCAATCTTTTTGGGTTGCGCTACAAATTGCTTCCCTGCAGCTTTGCCTGCTCTTTTTGCTTTGGTCGTTGAAGCATACTCAGCAGGGCTCAGACTTTTGATTGCAGACGCTGGAAGGTATCGCTCACCAGTTTCAGAGGATTTTTTACCACTCTTGGTCGTCCAATTTTGGTCGCCCCAAGCCTTCAGTGATTGTTGTGGCTTTTTAATCACGATAACCACCACCTGCGTCTTTATA